CCATTTGTCAACGTTGTGATGCTGTCGATGCCCGACTCTACCTATGTGCAGGGGGGCATCACCGACGAGCAAGGAACATTTAAACTTACTGCATTACAAAATGGCGGACTCGTGAAGATTTCTTACATCGGCTATCAAACATTGTATATCAATTCAAGTGTTGTCGATCTGGGCACTATCACTTTGCAGCCCGAGGCCACACTGCTGGGCGGTGCTGGCGGTTGCCATACCACCGACCTCGCACTCTACACCGGCGAACAACATGCGATGAACAACAACGGCGACACCACGAAGACCGTTCCATGGATGAACCAGACGGCCGCCGCCATCGAGAATCTGTTTGCCATCATGCTCGCAGAGGGCGGCACCTTCGACGCACATAACGCCTCGCTGATGGGTAGCGGATTCAGCTCGAACGACCAGGCTACAAGTGCATCCGATTGGGAGGAAAGTGCAAGCGGCGCGAAGAACGGCCTCCGATTCCAAGACAAGAACGGCGCATGGAAATACTACAACCTCGCTGGTAATGTCCGTTGTCTGACCGGCGCAACAGAAGGCACCGTCTATGCGGCCAACGTCATCAACTCATGGCGCAATCCGTTCAAGGTGATGGAGGCTCACCGTGCCGTGATGCACGCCATCAAGAACAGCGTGCCTGAGCTCGAGTGGTTCGTCTATGATGGCAACAAGTATAAGTATCGCAGCATCTCAGGATTCGCCGGTCCGAGTGCAGGCGAGATGACATGCGTCGTCTGGAAGCTCATGGCGACACAAGCAGGCAGCAGCGCCATCGACCCGACTGACAACACAACGAGCATCGCCGGCAACAGGGTGGAGATACTGGTGAGCACAGCCCTCTTCCACGGCGTCACGACCCAGGTCAGTCCGTCATGGTGGATGTCAGGACTGGTCTTCACAGAAGACGAGAATCAGAACTACGAGTGCTACATGGAGCGCGACCAGTCTGAGCTCGCCATCACGCCGAACGGCGAGGTCGCTACCTCTGAGAGCTTCGACTTCGAAACCAGCTACCACCATGTGAGCTGTGGTACTATTGCCACAGGTCAAGGCTATGCCACCGACTATGCCAACGACTGTCTGATGCTGCCGAAAGACAATGCATCAAAGAGCGGTGCAGGCTTGCATACCTATGTAGGCAAATATAACTGGTTCACTGGTGGCGCTGCAAGTGCAGGCAAAAAGTCGGTTCGTGGGTTTCGCCGCGGCAACAACGCTAACAACACGAATCTGTCTCCGTTGACGATGAACGCTAACAATTCGCCATCGAATTCGAACACGAACATCGGCTTCGGCAACTGTTACAGCAGTACGCAAAGATAAGTCCTCACGGTGTCGCCATGACCTGAGACACCTGCAGGCAGGTACGGAGCCTCGCTGACGATTGAGAGCGGAACAAGTAAGTGAAAAGAGTTTAAGAAACTCAGCCGACCGTGCAAGTATAAGCAAATGATAGGGTAGGCTGCGAGGCGTTCGGAAACCTCGCATCGGCGCGCAACAGGTCAAAACGAGAAAAAGAAACTATGAGCATTAGTACATGGCAAAACATCACCACCGGCATCTGGGATGCGACACACCGATCCTACATGCGAAAGTCCACGCGCCAGCGCCGGCGTCGTGAGGTGGCTGATGTGATGAACCGTTACGATGACTTCTGCTTTGAGACCGTCGGCGAGTTGCAGGATGGCAGCTACCAAGTGGGTCAGTATCGCCACTTCAATCTGAAAGACAAGAAGAAGGTGCGCTCCATCAGCGTACTGCCCTACAAAGACCGCTGCGTGCAGAACGACCTGAAGGATGCCATCCAGCAGCCGTTGCTCAATCAGATGACCACCGACATGATGGGTGGACTGCCAAAGTGCGGCGTGGTGGCATCCGACCCGCGCCACTGCGTGGTGGAACAGATGCGCCGAGAAATGAACAACCGCCACTGGCAATTCGTGCTACAGGGTGACATCTCGAAATTCTACGACCATGTGAACAATATCGTGAGCATGCAGCTCATCGAGCGACAGATCACCGACCGTCGCACACTGGCCGTCGTCCGTCAGCACCTCATGAACCAGAAGCGGTTGGCCATCGGTGATCCATTCTCGCACCTGATAGCCAATCTGAACATGTCGGTCATCATCCGCAAGGCTAAAGACAAGTACGGCAAGCGCATCCGCATCATCAACTTTGCCGACGACTTCGTGGCGTTCTGTCACGACCGTCAGACGCTCAACGCCATGCGACGTGACATGAAGATATGGGCACGCGAAATGCGACTGCACTACAAGCCGATGTACGTCCGTCCGATAGACGCCAAGCCTGGCAAGCGCTACCAGCCCATCATCTTCTGTGGCTACCAGTACGGTCGCGGATTCGTAAAGATTGCACAGGACACGAAGAAACGCTATGTCAAGGCCCGCCACCGTCGCCGTTCTGTCGGGTCATACAACGGCCTGCTGCAAGTGGCAGATACGAAACATCTGAGAATTAATATCGAAATCAAAAATAACGAAAATATGAGTGACAACAACAAGATTCGTCGGCCATTTGCAGGCCGACCCATGAAAATCGAAACGATGGAGGGCATCAGGCACACCATCGTCGACTTTGCAAAGAAAGAGAGTAAGCAGAAAGGTTCGGAGAACGAGAACTACTATCACATTCAGGCCGTTGCCGACGGTCTCGGACTGATTGTGTACAGCACCGGCTCGAAGAAAGTATCACAGTACCTCGACACGATGACCCGTGCCGACATTCCGCTGAGAGACATGAAAATCGTGCGCGACTGGAGCGGCTATTACTTTGAGGGAACGGTCTACACCGATGCTGAAGAGGAAGCATTAATCCGCAAACAATATAATATCTGATAATATGTACAAAGAGCAATTCGACAATCGCCACAAGCTCGGCCTCGAAAGGCTGACCGGCGACAATGGCGGCAGAGTGTTCGCCAACGAGAGACAGGAAACCGTAGAGACAGAGGACGGTACCACCAAGACCGTCTGGGCCTACGATGTGTATGAGGTCAGCGACGCCCGCAATCCCTATGCGGCCAAGGACGCCGTGATCCGTGAGAACTATCCGGCAGGCGACGAACAGAAGGTGGTGCGCAAGGCCATCACCAAGATACTGTGTCACTTCGGAATCTATGATGCAGCAGACTTCGAGCAGTTCAAGACGTACAATGAGCTGTGTGAGGCCGTCGATACCAATGCCATCCGTGGCACCGTGGTAGCACCCGACCCGACAGATGACGAACTGCTGGAGGATGCACAGGCGAAGAAGGTAGACGACATCAGCGCCTACGATTCCTCGGCAAACGTCAACGCCTTCACCATCGGCGGCAATCCGATGTGGCTCTCGTTCGAAGAGCGCACCCGCTTGCGCCAGAGCATCGAGGCTGCCAAGGCAGCAGGCGAAGAGTCCATGACCAGATACTTCGCCGGCTATCCCTTCACCTATCCCGTCACCACATGGGACGCCATGCTCTATGCGGTAGAAAACTACGCCGGTGCCTGCACCAACGTCACAGAGCAGCACAAGCAGGCTGTCTATGCGCTGACAACGGTGGGAGAGGTAGAATCATACGATTACACCGTCGGCTATCCCGAGAAGCTCGCATTCTAAAAGGCATTTTCTTTTATTTTTAGTTTTTTTTTGTAAGCCATAATCGTTTAAGTTTAAAGTTATTGAGAAGGGGCGGTCAGGTACCGCCCTTTTATTATTTCGTTAATTCTTCCAAAAATTCCGTGGCTGTCTGAGAAAAATATCGTATCTTTGCCATCATCTAACCTAAAACATATAATTATGGTAATACTATCAATCATTGCGATGGCTGTCATCGTCGGCATTTTTATCTATATCGACGAAAGCAGAAAAGCAGAAAGAACGAAACACAAAGACGATGCTCCTGCAAGCCAGCAGAGTGCACCGATGTACACACCACCGTCAAATCCACCGAGGTACATCCCGCCTATCAATCTGCCGTCGGATGAAGAGGACGGCATGATGCAGAGCAGTATTTACGACAAAATCAGCATCAGCGTGCCAAACGATTACGACTTTATGGAAATCAAGATCGCCGGCACCAACTACCGTCGTGGACTGAAAGATTTTGTAGGCGAATTCGACGGTCATCTGGTAGCAGAGCCAAACAATGAATACGACCCGAACGCCATCGCCATCAAAATCGGGCGCAAGAAGCTGGGCTATGTGCCGGCAGACGAAACCGAATTTGTGCGCAAATTCACCAACGGCGTGCTGCCTTATAATTGCCACGGCGTCTTGTCAGAGGCGTGGGATGAAGACGACGGTCACCATTTTTATTGGGGCATGGTCGTAATCGTCAAGAAGAAATCGTAAGGCCATGTGGCGATGTGACAATTTTGCTCATTAATGCCTACCTCGCACATCCATTTACATTCGTCGACACACAGAAAAGGGGAGGCCGCTGCCTCCCCGTGACTTTAATAAAATCTGTACTATTAAAAACAGTCAGCCTCACGGCTTAATTCTCTTGAAAAAATGTTTCCACAATAATTTATCACCACGTCTGTACGTTTTCCGCACCCCAAGCGTCATCAGCCGTGACGGTCATGGTACCGACACCGCCAAGAATTCCACCACTGTACACCGTTGTACGATTCTGAGCGAACGAAACGTCACTCAGCGCCACACTACCCATCACCGCATCATTTTCACCTGTCATCGTAACCGTGACATCCGTCGTCCATTCTTCAGACGCTGAGAGACCGAAAAACGAAGCCACCAGCTTGTCACTCGTACCGATGTATGATGATGGAATCGTGACGCTCTTTTCGACACTCGCAACGTTCACACCCGCACCCGTTCGCACGTCCATCGCACTGTACCAATTACTCATGGCCACCTTCAACTGACTGGCACCAGTCGGCACTTCATCTGTCACCGCAATCCGCAACCTCGTTGCCACGCGCTTCAGTTCCACCGCCTGATTAGCCGACGTCGCTGGTGCAACGGTCAACTCCAACGCCTTCCAGAACGTATCGCTCGGTTTTTCCCACGCTATCGTCGGAGCACTCACCGTCGGCGTTGTACCTCGACTGGCCACGAAATACAGATTATGGTCGCCATATTCCATCGACAGCGACAGACTGCCGAATCCACCATCCGTACTACCGACGTGCACCGTCTGCTGTAACTCCCCACCGACGTAATCAAACAGCCACAAATCCGTCAGGCTCAGTTCCGTGAGTGTCGCCCTGGTACCTCCACCGTTCCCGACACTAAACGTAATTGTCTTTTCCTGCATCTCTGCTGGCTCATTAATCACCACCGTCGAAACATTCTCTTTCTCACAAGCAGCCATTGCCATCGCAATCACCACTGCCATCATCAATTTTTCTTGTTTCATAGCTTTTAATTTTGGTTATCATTGTTTCGGTTTATGTGCATCGGTCCCATCAGGCCCATTATGCCCATTAAACCCATTAAGTTTCCATCCCCCTCGCAATCATCTCGAAGTCATCATGAATATCCTTCGCCACTATCTTCGCATACCTCTGCGTCTGGGTAATATTGGTATGCCCGAGCATCTTACTCACATGCTCGATGCTCACGCCGTGCCTGAGCATGAACGTCGCAAAGGTATGCCGCGCCATGTGCGAGTGCAGCGGCCGTTCAATCCCGCAAGCCATGCCAATCGCCTTCAGATAATAGTTATAGTGCGTATTATAGAATTTAGGCACGGTCCAATCATACCTTTTCAGTATTTCGACCACCGGCGGCAATAGCTGAGAGGTATAAGGCACACCAGTCTTGATTCTCTCGCCGGTATTACGCCACACACCATCTATCATTTTGTAATCACCGATATTAAAACTCTGTGCATCGCTGAAAGCCAGTCCTGTGTACATTTGGAACACGAACAAATCCCTTGCAAGAGCCATTTTGGAACCAGGCACAGGACGAAGACTGACAATGGCCTGCATCTCTTCATCCGTCAGAAAATCCACTCTCTCCCGGTCGCCGCGTTTGAATTTCCCCTTGAGTCTATCATAAGGATTTACTTTCAGCCTATCAAACAACACAGCTCGATTAAGCAGCACCTTCAAACACTTATGGTAGTTATAAATCGCTCCGTCGCTGATATAATCTGGCGGCACTTGTGCCAATCTATCAGCCTTGTTCTGAGGCTTTGTCAGCTTATGCAGCCACGCATCAAAGGCATAAATATTCTCAACGCTGATATCCGACCATCTCCTGATACGGTCGAAATCTTTCAGCCTTCTGTACAAAGTATCGTAATGCTTCATGGTTCCTTCTGCGTGAGTCAGCTGATTGATTTGTTCATTAACCCATTCCAGGAAAGACGTACTTTCATGGTCAACCCTGGCAACCCACGCCCGTCTCTTGATTTCGGCCACATCAATCTCACGACCTTCAGCCAGTGCATCGTTGACCTCTTCTTCGATTCTCTTATATATAATGTTCAGGCGCGTCTGTACATTTTTTATATCAGGACGATTTACAATCATGCCCATCTTATATTCCGACTTCCTGACCTTGATGCCGGTGTTGATATAGTAGCTTTTTCGGTCAATGGTCACACGAACCTCCAGCGGGCCTTCCTGACCCGGCTTCGTTCGACCTCGATGATCCCACACAATATTAGTTGTTATCATAATGTTTTCGTTTTAAGTTTTGTAAGGGCTGTTTACCCACCTCTTTTGTGATAGGGGAAACGTTTGCCATGTTTCCTAAACTTTTCCCCCTTTTTTCTACTTATTTCTCTTATTCCTGTTTTTCTGATTTAAGGCCGAAAAGCCTTTGTTTCAGGCGGTCCCCGCGCATTTGCGGCCTTTTCACGCCACCCGTTTTGTGATCCGTTTGGGATTTCCGACGAATCGTGGGGTAATATTGTAATTACAAAGGTTTTCAGTGTTTCACCATGGCATAGATGGGGAAACAGATGGCGCGGGTAAAGCCGAAAACCGATGAAAAACACAAAAATCATATATAAATTATACCGAAATTATACCGATGTTCTTAAATTAGTACAGATGAAGACAAATCAACCGATAAACCTTAATAGTACAGATGCCGAGGCACTAAATCGTCATGGTGACGAAAAGCACGGAATCATACGTTTTTAGTTTGGTCTTTTTTGTCAGAGACGCCGGGCGAGAAGGGATATTTCTTCAGGACTTCGGCAGATTGGTACTGAGATAGCTGACTGGTGAGGTCGGCGATTTTTTCCTTCAGCAGCAGGATAGTCTCTTTCTGAGCGTCGATAGTGTTCTGGTAAGCATCGCACTCTCGCTGATGGTAGAGTTTCAGATCGTCGATTTCTTTTTCGTAGATGCGGATAATTTTGTTGACCTCATCATTTTTGTCGATGCCTTTTTCTTTTTCATTTTCCTTTTCCATTAGCTCATAGTCGGGATTATCACGGCTGACATGCAGGCGCCATTCTTCATCTTTCGGCAAGTTTTCAATCAGCATGTACTCGCTGCGACCACTCAAGTAGTCGATATTGATTTCCCTGCCGAACTGTATGGAGTCATGAATCAGTTTTGACTGATAGAAGTCCGTCGCCTGTTTTGTGCCATTACGGAACGCAGAAATCAGCGAGCTATCTACATCCAGGCGTTTGGCCATGAGCTTCTGACTGATATTGCGCTGACTCATCAGCCAGTCGAACGCTTTTAGGAACGGTTCATTAAGTCGTTTCCTTTCTTCTATTTTGTCCGATTTCCCCATAATTACACCACAATTATATTAAAATACCTTAAAATTATACCAAAATTATACTGGTATAACGGAATTATTTATATATTTGCACCCGAAAGCAAGCAAAGCAGCAACGGGCACGAAAATAGCCGTCGGACGTGATACACGTCTTTTGCTATAGTGAAGGATTGCAAATATACGGAAATTTCCGTACCGTTGTGCTTTTGCAAGCAAAAATTTAAGAAACATTATAAAAAGATGGTAAAAGACAAAGTAACAAAGACAGACCTCGAAAAATTCAACGTAAACGACCAAAAGGTCTTTACGCTGCCGAGTTGGAATAAGGCCCGCAGTGCTCAGTCTTACGCCAACCAGATGAAGAAGATGACCATCGGGACATCGAGGCCGATGGAGTTCAAGGCGATTATTGGCGACCCGAACAAAGTTACAGGTGAATGTGGTGTGACGATCACCCGCATTAAATAATCAGCGAGACCATGGACAGAGTACTGAGAGAAGAGATCATCAAGGAGGTGCGCCGTGCCACGCTGGAGGCGATGGAGGTCTATAATGAGCAGTGGTTGAGCGCGAAGGAGCTGTGCGAGCAATTCCAGATGATAACGCCAGACTGGTTGAAGCGCAACGGCGAGAGACTGCCGAACAGGACGGTGCCGGGTAGCAACCGACGGGGATATCCGAAGAATCAGATTGCTCGGATGGTAGCCGACGGCAGCATAGCAGGAATATAATGTGATATAGCAATATATAGGAATCGTTTAAATTTTTCATTTCTGATTCGCCAAGCGAGGCCGAAGATACATTTTTTTCTTAATCATATCGACTGTGACAGTCCGTGGTGATTAATACTGTTTTTCATAATTAGAAAATTATATAACCCCAGCCCGCTGTGAAGTTCGCTGGTTTTACCTAAAAATCAACACAAATCAGGATATACGACATACGGTGGGTTAGTGCAGTGGTCAACACATCAGGCATAGGGCCCTTTTGTCTGAAACGGCGGTTCGATTCCGTCACCCATCACAAAACGCCGAGGGACGTGCAACGGCAATCCCGGCAAGTAGGCGAAATTTGTTGAGTAACCGTAATAGGCGGTAGCGAAAAGAGCTTATCCCAGTAGGCGAGCCAGCGAAAGAGACGAGTAATCGTGAAGTACCTGCAAAGCCGAAGAGTTGGACGCAAGTCTGTGAAAGCCACCGAATCTGTGAGAGCCACGTGATGGTTCATATCGAGACAACGAGAGACAGATAGGCAGTAGCGTAAGGCCGAGTGGGACGGAAGAAATACAATGCCGAATGGGCCTGATTAATCTCAGGACACAATCAGAACTACAGAGACAGAAGTCTGGATGGAGAATATGAATAGCGCACCACGAACAGGCGGAGGCGGATTGGCGAACCGCGACCAGAAAGACCGACGTTATCCCAAATATCTATTTTAAAAAAAGAAAATGGCAAGCCGTGTAGCTCAATGGATAGAGCGACAGCATCGTTGGCAGCAGTCGTGCGTAAGGCCAACATCATGATGACTGGATATGCCGGTTCGATTCCGGCCACGGCTACAAAGTAACCCGTGAGGGCGATGTTGTTAATTTTTCTTATTCATATTTCGCCCCACGGCGGTGGGGCATTTTCAAACGAGAAAGCTAACTCCCTCATTATAGATTTGTTTTTGTATTAGTTTCCTGCCCGAGTCGTGAGACTGTTGGCAGGTTTTTCACCCGAATTATTCACATTTTAAAATATACGATTATGAAACAGAATCAACTCGACGACATGAGACTATTTGCCAACGTGACAGGCTTCCGCTACGGATGGCGATTCACAGCGATGGGCGCCCTGATGGTGCTCGCATTTCTTTTCATCGCAGCTATAGGCGAAGCCATCGGCAACGCGATAGCCGGACTTTTCTGATATGGCCCACTATCCCGACGACGACGGCATCTTCGGTTTCGACATGCGCCACAAGCCGCCGTTGCCTGACCTGCTCACCAGCGACCAAGCGGCAGCATCGAGCAACCGACTGGCATACTACAAGATGAACCGGCAGAGCGACCTCAATATGAGCGAGTATGCTCACACCACGATGGGCGCGATGCCTGCAAACTACGTGATCGTCAATGCCAGGGATATCTGCTACAACCGCGATACCGCCCTGAAGGTGGCCCACGGTCGCGTGGCCATCCCGGTCAAGGAATACGCACATCAGCACCATCTCACGGTGGCCGAGCAGTGGGAGCTCATGAATCCCCGTTACGTCGGTGCATACTTCGGTGATGCTGCCAACAAGTTCACATTCCGAAAACCGAATCTGAAGGATGCGCTGACAGCAGCCAAAGAGCAAGGCCGGCTGGATGAGTTTATGCGCCAGTTCTGGACACTGAGCCACGGACACGAAGCAGCCATGAAGCGACTCCAGCGACGTGCTGCCGACCTCAGTCAGCGTGCCATCATCCTGCAAGGCGAGTACATGAGTCTGAAGCTGAAGATTTCGCATGTGGAGAATGATATCTATCACCGCAACTTCGACGAGTATTATCTGAACGGCTACAACGTACACGAATATCTCACTGACCTCAAATATCAGTTTGACGATGCTTACGCCCGGTACATGGAGACCAAGACGAAAGCCGACAACATCAACAAGTATTTGGAGCAACTCAATTTTGAAAAACAATACATCAATTTTTAAAAACATAACATTATGGGAACATTTATTATCATCTACCTGATTGGCTGGATATTCGCACTTGTATATGCAGCTGCCATGGCATTCTCTGAATTCAGAGAACACAAGTATCTGGATTATAGTGATTTATTTTTCGTAATCGTGCTTCCGTGGTCTTCATGGATTACGGTCATCACATTTATCATCTTCACATACTTCAACCTGTTCGAGAAAATTTTGTATGACGCCCGAGATAAAGAGGAGGAATAATCATGAACACAGAGAAATTAATAGATGACGCTTACGAAGTCATAAAATCACTGAAAACAAATAAAGATGTCATTCTAAGCCATCATATTTCAAATTTGGTAAACATGAACACTTGCGAAGAAACCGGCATTGATGTTTGTTTGGAGCTAAACAAGAAATATGACTATACTGAAAATATTTTGATAGATTGGAAGCAGAGGCTAAATGCTTCGACTTTTTACATCGGCATACGCAACAGAGAATTACAACTTCATTATAGAATACACAAATAACATGGAAATCATTTCATCATTCGACCGTGCCTATCGCGTGGCATGGGTGCACTACTGGCGCCGCCAGTGGTACAATGACATCATCAGTAACTTTAAAATCATAGGTCATGCTCATAACAGGAATGAACCACAAGGAACTTCTGGCAGAGACATCCGAAGACCTGAAGCGACTTAATCTATGGTTTCAGTCGAGGCGCACCGAAATGATAAGGTGGAGCACGAAACAGAAACTGCCTGCATGGTATTGTAACAAATGGACGTCGCCCAACAAGAACATCTGGAACATCATGGTACTGGTTGAAAAACAGAAGTACTCCACCGGCCCCATCATACAATACACCAAGCTCAACAGCGATCACGGTCATTATATCATTAAGCCACAACTGGTTTTGAGGGAAGGATATACTGGCTTCGTCATCTATCTCTACTTACCGCACTTCTTTAAGCGATACCGTGAGCGCATGGAGCTCAGCACCGAGATGAAGACCGAGCAGGTCGTCAGGCTCTACCTGAAGAACAACTCCGAGGCCGTCAACATGGGCGACGAAAGAAACATCGAACTGACCTCCAAAGAGGGCATCGCACTCGGCAACAGAATCAACGACCGGCTCTACATCCTTCGCACATACATTCCCTACAGCATGTCGAGGGATGACCAGAAAAGCCGTTTCAACGCTGGAAACAGTTACATCGGTGTCATGCCTTCTATGATTATGGCCGGCAACGAAATTGCCTCAGAAATGCGAGAAGTGGGCATCGACCCGAAAATATTAAAATCAAAACAAAACAAAACAATAAAAGAATCATGAG